AACAGGTTCATTTATACGAATAGATGCAGAAGTCTTACGATCGACAACTACGGGCTTCCCCGACCATACAGATAAATAAAACTGTTCGTCATTTCCTTTGCTGTAACGCTGGAAAGTAATTCCTCTGTTATAGAATCTTTTAGGTAATAGACAGCGTTTTCTTGTTTAGGTAGTAGGTTCATCAGGTTTAACGCCTCCACCTAAGTTAATGATGTTTGTTGTTTTAGGCTTAGATTGGTCATTGTCTTTCTCGAAATAACCTAAGTGCCTACCAATTTTATCAAGAGCATTTAATTTGTCATGTAGTTTAAACTCTACGACTTCTTTGGTACCGTATTCGCTTTCAGTAACAGTTTTCTTTACTGATGAAACCGCCCTAGCTTTATTTTCATCAATTTGAGAAATATCTTTAATTGTATTACCTGTTTCAATGAAATCTTGAATATTACTAAAACCTATATTCTCTAATTCAGAAAGCCATCTATCTTTTGATATGCCGTGTTTAGCTGCCTCCTTAGCTCTGAGATTGGATAAATACTCTTCAACTTCTGGATCATTAAGAATCTCATATGCTTTCTGTCTTGATGTAGCTTCTGAATAACCAGCATAAATAGCTGACTGAGAACCGTTTAAAGTCTCAAAATACTTATCTGCAAATCTCTTTCTCTGCTCAGTCATTGTTAATTATTGTAAATCCAAATATAGTTAATTCCTTTTAAATACCACATTAGTTTCTTTCTTGCAAAACTCTGCTATTTCAGTTAAACATAAATGATCGAATAGCGTATCGTTATCTGGATAAAAACAATATTTGCGCCATCTACCAAAGAAAGATATTTTACCTAATATTAGTCCCCCAGACTTGACTTCAAATATTTTAGTCTTTCCACTTGCCGAAAATGATATTTGTTCGAATGTTAACATAATTTATAATCTCATTTTATCAATAGCCATCTGCATTACTTCTGGGCGGCCATATTGTTTAACATACCAAATCAGGAAATCTTCAAAGGTCTTAACAATAATGTAAATCCCTCCATTTCGTTCTACATCTTGCTGATATTTCTTCTGATCTGCTTTCTGGGTATCTTTACCAAACTTAATTTCACAATAGATTGGCTTACCCTGTATAAGCAGCTTCATATCTGAAGATCCTTTCCTACTAGTCGAAGTTACGAACTTTTCTTTACTAACCGTTAATCTTCCATTAGGGGTATCTTTGTATGTAGCTGACATAAGTCTACCCTGGGTCTTAGTTCGTTCAGCTAAGAAGCCTGTAATGCGTGCAAACCGTTCAATAGCTTTCTCAATGTCGTTGGCATTCTTCTCGGTGTACTTAGTACCTACGATGTAATGCTCAGGTATAGATGGCGAGTCTAACCTACGTTGTATAGCGTCCATTTCGGATAGGACGTTTAGGGGGGTGATGGGTTTCTTCTTAGCCATTAGAATAGTTGAATATTATTGCCATTATAAACCTCTGACCAATATTGAGCAGTACCATTTCCTCTACCCCAGACAAATGCTCTTAGTAGTGCAGACTTTAAATTTCCGACCTGTGTTGAGTGTGGCATATAGGGATATAACGTCATGTTGTGTAGTGCCTGTTTTCTTTGTGTTTCTGGAAGCTCTTGCATCCATTGTAAGATTGTTTTCATAATTAGTGGACTTTTGGACTTTTGATGAACTTTTGTTTTATGGGTTTAAATAGTATTAGACTGCGATTATGGGGTCAAATGTCCAAATGTTCAAAATGTCCAAATAAAGGCTTTTAATACAATCTATATTTTTTTATTTAAAGTTATTATATCTTTTATATTATATATATTAATTAATAATTAATATATAATGTATATATATAACATGTTCAACCTATCTTTTTAACCGATATTCTCTATAGTGAACATTTTGGACATTTGGACTTTTCATAGTGTTTTCTGCGTTTATTATATTGATAATGCGGTTTTAAAATGTTCACAAATGTCCAAATGTTCAAAAATAAGACAGAAAAACATCTAATTCTTCCAATTTGTAGCCTATCCAGTTGTGATTATTTATCGGTTTATTAACTGAAAGTTTGTATTCTGGTATTGGGTATTGATATTTAGGTGCTGGATTTTTTAACCTGTACCTGATGTAAGCTATTAATACACCAGCTATTTTATTAAAGTCGGCCGTAAGATCCGAATCCACTAATTGCTTTAACCTTTCTAATTTTTCCGCGCACCATTCCCATTCCGAATCAATGTATCCAAATGACTTATAATATATCTCGAACTCATGCTTAGGATCTGATTCCATTACCGCGATGAATAATGAAAGGTATTTACTTCTTAGCGTACGTGCCATGTTTGATTTTTACTATAGTTTTACCAATTTGTGATTTAAGCCATCGTTTAGCAGATGTTTCCGGTATCTGTAAAAATTCGGCATATTGAGCGAAGTCAGCATAAGTGAATTGTTTTTCATCATTAGGCAATCTATCATATAACTCTTTCCAATTATCTTGCAGATTATTACTATCATCCATTGATCTTGCAGTTATCGCGTTTGATATAAAGTAATCACAAAGCATAATTCCTTTAGCTGCCGATTCTTCATTAATCTTAGCATCTACAAATGCTTTTTCATCTACTGCAAATTGTATAAGGTGAGCTACTGTACAAAATCTATGTACATATATTTCCATCTTTGCTCTGATAGCCCTAATATGATCCATATCGGTTTTATTTATTGAAGTGGTGTTGTTGAACTGCCATTGCTTTATAAGCTCCCACGCCTCACTAGAATATGTCAGATTTTGGCTTTCCATTTCTCCCCATTGATTTTCATGGAACCTAAGATCACAAAGGTTATTTATAACACGATGGTAGGCATCATAAGTAAAAGGATTTATTTGCTCATCAGTCCATGCCATTTTTTTAGCATTTTTAGGATTTACGATTAACCACCTGTCGAAGAATCCACTATCTTCTTTAGTATTGAAAGACTTATCAAATACAGATGGCTGTATAGTACCTACGATGTTTAAAACAGGTTCATTTATACGAATAGATGCAGAAGTCTTACGATCGACAACTACGGGCTTCCCCGACCATACAGATAAATAAAACTGTTCGTCATTTCCTTTGCTGTAACGCTGGAAAGTATTTAGAAATCCTGACAACTCGTCATTATAGATCAATATTCCGCGCTCATTCTTATCTAGCTGCTGAACTACTGCTTCAGGTGTTGCATCTGATACAATGGTCTTAATTAAAGTAGGTGATGGCTTATCTTTGTTCTCAGGATCTGCTTCAAATTCTTTCAGATATTCCTTATATTTCTTAAATAATTCTTTTTCTTTATTTTCCAAAGGTTTTAAAGCCCATGATAAAGGGGCCGACTTATTTATACCTGGAGAAGCTACAATAGCTAAGAATAAAGAGTTTCGCTCTATCCATCCATCTTTAACGGTTATATGAAAGGTATTTCCTATCGCGGTAGATGAAGCTAATAATATAGATGAAGCTAAGAAATCAGGGTTAAACTGAAATACGTCGCATACTTCTAATATGATTGCTTTCATTTGCTTTGGGAAGAACTTTAATGGAAACTTTTCTTGTTGCATAATTAATTTTTGTTAAAAAGTTGTTAGCCAAAAAAGCCTATAAACCTAAAAATTTAAGCAATAAAAATTGCTCATCAGCAGTAATTTTTCTTACCCCTGATAATGTTTGAGAGAACCTAACCTTATCTAAACCTATCTGTTTAGCTACAAACTCTTTTTTGTATCCAAGCAATCTTATGCGCTTTTCTACCTTGTTTTTTAGTTGTACATCCATGTTGTAAATATAGTATTATTAATTATAATTAACAATTTTATCAAAATAAAAAGCCTGTCGATTAGTTGGTGACAGGCTACCAAGAGGCTGGGATAGTTATTCAGTACCGGCAGCGTTGGGATTAAATGTTACTCTAAAAGAAAAGCCGTCATAATGTATTTCTTTAATACCTCTTATTGAACTTATTTTTTGATTATTTGGTAAGTCGTTTTGTAAAGGTAGTTTATTTGAAGTAGAATACTCGAAATTTAATGTATGTGGTTTATTTTGTTCTTCCATCAGTATTAGATCTTTCATTTCCTTTTCATTTATTGCTCTTAATAAGTTCTGAACAGTTACTAACTTATATCTAAGTGTAGTTTCCCCTGTTGTAATTTTGCCTTCATCTATTTCATATATTACATCTAATAATATATTCAATGATTCTTTTAATAGATTTAAATAGTCTTTTGTCATGATTAAAATTCCTCCTGTTGTGCTTTATGTAAAGTATTACTTAATTCCTGCAGTTCCCTTTGAGTTCTACTTAATATATCTTCCAAGAAACTATTCTTATTGTTAGAAATCGTATCAGATAAGACGTTAATCTCTTTATCTATCAACTTAGTAATTGTGATATAATCGCTGTAATCTATTTCTATTTTCATGGTGTAAATTCAAATGGTTTATTACTATAGTAGCCTAAAATATTTCTTATCATAGATAATATGGCAGCGTTCTTTTCCATAGCTACTAATCTATCTTGGCTTTTATTCTTTTCAAAATCTTCATTTAACATCTTTTGTATTTGAAGATGTGTATTAAAGATATATTGTACTTCTCTTTCTGTTTTCATATTATAGTAATTTAGATAATTCAATTAATGCCTGTAAAAAACCCCATAGAATGAATAAAGAAATTAAATAACTTAGAATATCTAACGGAGTAATTTTAAGTCTTTTTAATAAATGCTTTGATTCTATTTTAACCTGTTTATCTGACCATTCTCGATCTTTTTTGTCGGCAAAAGCTTGTAGGGCCGTATTTAACTTTTCGTTTTCTTGGTGTATATCATGAATTCGTCTTTCCATTGCCCTAATACATTCATCTGGATTCATAACCCTTACATAGAATCCTCGATTCATTTTACGCCAACCATATTGATCTAGTTGGTGATATGGCTGACTGAAATCTAAGAAAACAGATTTTCCTTTAAATATTAAATCCTTAATATTTGCATCTTCAATAAGTTGCTCATATTCCTTTAATGGTAATGTTATAGTCTTTTCCATTTTATTATAAATAACTTGTTGCTACTTCTAGTAATGCTTTTATTTGCTTGATGTATGCAGATAATTCCCAACGCTTCTTAAACATAAACCAATATGTGTTAACTAGCATTGTTGATAAATCCATTAACCTATCATATAGGTCGTTTATTAATTGTTCTATTTTGTTCATGATGTATAAAAGAAATAAGCACCTAACAATCCTGACCATGCTAATAGTTTTATAAACGCCATAGCTAATAAAAACGTAATTGTAATAACTGTCATTCCTCCAAGCTGCTTAGAGAAATATTCATCTATATTGAATTCTTTCTTTTTCATATTTCAAAATAACGTTAATTGAACCACACTTTTTGTATCAATGCTGTTACTGTAATCCCAATCTAACCCATCTTGCCAGTTGTGGAATTCGAGTTCTACTGGGGTCATATAGCGTCGATATAAACTATCTGTTTGTATAATGGATTCTCTTTGCTGAGATTAATAATCCAGCCATCTTGGCGTTGTATCTTAAGGTAAGTATCCATTTCTGCCATGATTGTGTTTTGCGAGGGGAAACCATTGCAACGATATTTAGCTCCAGGTTTAAGCGTATCTAATCTGACTGGTGTTCCTGTGTTTTGGTAGGGTGGGTACATTTACACGTAGTTAAGTTTGCTTTCTAATACTAAAACCATTGTGTTAATTGATCTGTCTAAAGTTTGCAAATGAGTATCCACTAAGTTAAATATTGATTGTTCTTTAATGGCGAACTTCTTTGATATTCTTCTAATTGTATACCCTGAACAATAAGCCTCTAAAATATTGGCTATCATTTTATTATTCATCGGTCTGCCTTTAAACTTCATTAATCCCATTTCTTTGCGAAGCTGGAATATTCTCTTTTCGCTTATACCTAGATGTAACCCCATCGCAGGATCTGTCATTGTTCGCCAGTTTTCTCTTATGTAGACTAGCTTATCTGCTGTTGATATTCTTTGCATATTAATATTTTCTACAACGGAGGCTAAATTACCTCCGTTCTCGCAGTAGATTTTTTTACGTTGCTATTCACCCTGCAACGGATAGGGGTTAATTATATCCAGCCTCTATTAGTAAGCGGTAAATGTATTCTTTGCACATCTGTGAGCGGGTTTTAATTACTGAATGAGCATTAGTATCAACATCAAAGTAAAATGCTTTAATTCGCTTCTTTTCTGGTATTTCAACAAATGTATTTAGATCGGATGTTGCGAAGAAATGATCTTTCAAAACATCAAATTCTTTTTGAGTGTAGACCATTCGCTCGGCTATTTTGTATTTCTCATTTGGCGAATCTACCCATTTAATAGCTTGCTCAACTGCTTCGTAGCTGGAATTTATAAGCGTATAACAAAGACAAAGTTTCTCAGCAGTCCAAAGAGTGCTATAGTTCTGTAACTGCCACCAATATTTTTGGTCTGGTATTTCAGTTTCAAACATTGGGAATGTATCAAGTGACCAGGAGCATTTGTTGTCGAATATAACTTGATTATGATTAAGGTCGCATTCACCTTCTGAAAACTCATTACGTTTACGCTCAGTATTTTTATAGACCATCCCCAGCTTAAGTTGCAATGCCATTAAAGTAAATCCATCTTCCTCACCTTCATTGCCTTTATTGACGTACTTATTTTTCAGTTCTTCACGGCGATTGAATAAGTAAGATTTAAGCCATTTCTTACAATGAGTTTTAGCTCCTTCAGGTAATTCCGGATTAGCTTCTTTGATCTTAAGCTCAATCATTTCAGCTTTCATATTAGCAGTTAAAGGTCTGCCAATTCCAATCGAACGATCTTTAAACTCAGTTAACTTTGCTTGTTGTTTTTCAGATAAACCAATTTCGCCAGCAACAATATCACTTGTAGCACTACATCTGATTCTAAATGAATCGGCTATTTCTCTTGCAAATCGTTCCATTTTTCTTCGTAAAAGTGTTGAATGTTTTCGGTTAAATGTTTCTTATATCTTTCTATTTCCTCCAGTGTTTCGCAGTTATCAATTAAACGAATTACCCTTTCTTCCTCTTTAGTTCTTACTAATTCGGTTAGCTTAGTGTCCATTTGGAATGCTAATACATCCTTCCGATTCAAGTTGGCCCCGAATATATCACCTAATAAATCAGCAGCATCTTTAATAGCTATCGTCTTAGCCAACGGAAAGGCCATAGACAAAGCACCATTATTGATGTTAGCAAGATCAGCAGGAGAAGTGCCTTTCGCTGTTTGTAGTTGAATTGCGCCTATTCCATCTTGCCAGTCCATTTCACCAGAGATAAGATCCTGATACCATAATCTAACTACAACGTAAACACCATTAAAGGAAGTACCTTCTCTAAGAATCTCAATACGGTATTTTTTGTAAATCTTTTTAAGTAAAAACTCAATCTTTTCAATAGGAAGGTATTTATAGCCTTTAATGTATGGATGTTCTTTGACCCATTTAACAGGTGGTTGCTGGTTCAAGTAATGCATAACCTGATCTTGTTTTAACGCTAATTCAGGGTTAGTGTATAACTCCTGAATAGTTGGCATTTTAGTTTCTGATATTTGAATTTCTGTACTCATATTTATTTTACTAGTTCTTTCATTTTTTCAACTATGATCGGCCTTATAATCTCGCCATAGCAAACTTTCATATCTGCTTGTAAAGATTTGCCTACTTCAGATTGAAACGGTATTCCTTGGATCCGATCGATCATTTCAAGTAGCAGCTTAAACCTTAATTTTTCGTTGTGAAGTTCGTTATTATCCATGTTAGTTTTTGCCACATTGTTGTTACTCAACACCTGATACATTAGTCGGATGAATCAAGCCCATGTAATGAAAAGCTACCAAGCAGAAGAATATCAGCAGCATTAATAATACCCAGCCTTGAACGAAAGGCCATACTTTCGGTTTATTGTCGTTAGTTTTCATTTAATTGTTTTTTAAGGTTAACGATTTGCATTTCTAAGTCTGTGATGATAGGTTCTAGTTGTTGTTCCATATAAGCTGCGCCAGCGGTGAATCCTTCAACGAAATAGTGTTCTTCGTTAGCTAAGTCCCGATACGTATTGCCACTTATTTTACTGAAACGGTTAGTGCCAGCTTGTTCGGCTGCTTCTTCTATTTGCTCTTTACTAGGTATTCCCATCTTAAATTTCCTCCTTTAAAGCCAAAACGACTGGTACATTACTAATTCTAAATCCATCGGTTAACATTTCCGAGCAAACCTCTGATGCTTGTTGAATGCCTTGGTTGCGGTAGATCTTCATAGCCTGAATAACCCATTCTTTAAACATTGTGATCTCCTCTAAATGATTAGCTTGATAAGCGTTCAAATTATCCATTAATATTTCCTCCGCACTTAACATTCTTCAGCCTCCCCTAAAACAGATAAAACAATATTACGGCATTCTTGGTACGCTATTTCACGCGATAGGCACATTAGGTATTCTTCTGTATCTTGAGTCATTTTACTGACCTTAGCAGTACTCATCTGCAAGTTAGCTATTCGACTGTCGATAGCGTTTAATAATTCGGTGTTAGTCATTTTTAGTTTTGTTTAAAGCGTTAATTAATGCGTCTGCATAAGCAACCGCCCAGTTGGCTGATGCAATCGGTAAATTTTCCGCATCACTCATTGATACATTTTCTAAGTTAGTTGCAGATATCCAACCCTGCATTGCCATTGAAGCGAAGTGTTCTCTTTTAGTTAAACCTTTATTCTCTATTTGGCTACTTCCGTCACCCCAGAAAACCTCTACGGGTGTTACTATATCTTCTCCTTTAGTCATTCCTCACCTCACTTTCTTCCATCGCATAAACGTCCATAAAATAAGCCTTAGTCGCCGAGCCAAAGTTATCATCCAGCCATTTAAGTGAATCGCATTCGTGAGCTTCCATATCTTCTGGTACGTGTAGTTTATTTGCTTCGATCCATTTAAGGACTGTCATAACCCTTAGTTTAAGTACACATTCACCAGATTTAGACAGCCATTCAATATCATTACAGGCTTCTATATCATATATCTTAAATGAATTGTGTGTGTCCAAGCTAGTCGCACTAAAGTCGATAGTTTCGGGATTGATCGATTTGTGTTTTGTTGACATTGTTAGTTTCCTCCTGTAGCTTTAGTGATACATTCTTTAGCTCTTGTTGTGGCAGATAAATGCCCTAACCCATTTTCCTCTAACCTATCAACTAATCTGATAAGGTTTTCTAGTAATTCAGGTGCAGCAGAAATTAACTTTGCATTAGCTTCAAATTCTAATCTAGGCATTGTATCAGATTCAATTGCGCTAAAATCAAAACATGTTTTGTCGGTTTGTATAAAACCTATCTGCATATTACTTTCTGTTGGGTGGTCAACTACGTGAACCAATCTCCATTCTCCTTTAGTGTGTTTTGTTGACATAATGTTTTTGTTTAAGTGTTCACAATAGTACGGACTATATATTTATCATGCAAATTTATTTTACTTTTTTGTTTATTAAATATTTTATAAGATATTATATACAACATATTAATATTTGTATTACCTTTGAATATGTCAAGAGAAACAATTACAGAAAACAAGCGAAAACGTTTAGAACGTAATGAGCGAATAAAAACAAGGTATCAACAAGAATTACAAGCGGGTGGCATGAAGTCAGCTATCATTAATGGCATCTGCAAATCGTACCGAATGACACCGCCAACAGTTTACTCAATTATCAACATTTACAAATCGGAGGATAAATAATGGAAATTAGCAGATATTTAGAAGTAGACATTAAAGATGAAGAAAATCAAATAATGATTATTATTAAATCTGATCATGGTATGGAGTGGATTAATAAAGAACAAGCTGTTGAATTAATTAATCACCTAAAGGAACAGTTTAAAATCGACTAACTATGAAACTATCAATTTTACTACTAACCATTTTCCTGGCAATAGCGGTGTGGTTTGTTAAATATACGGCGTGATGATAGAAGCAAAAGAAGTGCGTATCGGAAACTATATTAATTATTTTGGTAAGCAAAGAACAGTAATAAAAATAGCTAAAGAAAATAGCCAGTTTTATATAGGTTGTTCTGATTCGGTTAACAACTTAATTAACACTTACAACGTTCAAGATTCTTATGATTCGATACCTTTAACCGAGCAATGGTTATTGAAGTTTGGGTTTGTAAAAGACATTATAGCCGATGACATATGGTTTATTCATGAGAATGGCGATATGATGATTTGTGGTGATCGTATGTATTTAAGCAATAATGAATTTTCAGTTAAAGAGATGCCTGTTCATAGATTACAAAACTTATACTACTTTTTCCACAACGAAGAACTAACAATATGTTAGCCACCGGACTCTGCCTATTATGGCTATGGGTATGTTACAAATTATTTAAAGCAATAAGTGAGATATGAAAGAATGTAAAATAACATTCCAAGTAAATGGAATAGATAAAGAAATCAACGTAATACATGATTTACCGGAAACTAAAGGGTTATCAATTGAAGACGCTTTTACTTGTTGGTCGGCTAGAACTAAAGAGTTTACTTCTAAAAGTTTCGTGCATTACTTGTTGTATAAAGGCTTTACGGCAATAGTTAACCCGAATCAGCCATGCGCTACATAAGCGCATACCTCCTAATAATACTTCTAATCTCTCAGGACGTTGAGGCATTAGATCCAAATGATGAACGGTTTTAAACAAAATAGAATATGAAAATAGAAATTGATACTGGTAAAGCTAAGATTATACTTGTTAAAGTACCAGAGAATTATAGTAAAGTTCGTTTATTACAAACAATAAATGAATTAGAGATTATATTAGGAGATGTAGTATTTGGCAAAGAATACGAATATATAAAACTTAACGTATATAAAGAAAAATTGGATCTTATAGGGAATGTATTTGAATTGACAGAGGAACAATGTAGAGAATTGGTGATGAAACCACCCATAGACCTTAACAGAGTTTTTAAAAATTATTTTGTTAAATCAAGATGTAGCAGAAACTATAATTGGGATTTTTTTACAAACACAGCTAAAGAATCTTTTGCTTCCCTCCTTTACGCTAATAAAATAGATGCCGGTAATTGGATTGTTTTAAAGCTATCTACTTAACCCACGGCTTCAACCAGAAAGCTAACCCAATAACGCATACAGCCCCTATAAGCCAGTAAAGGCCATTTCTATCAGTAGTAGTGGTCTTTTTTTTATCTTTACTAGTAATCGTAACCAATCGGTATGTAGTAACTTTAAATGCGCTGTCAGACCTCGTAGTAATAATCTCACGGTTATAAGTATTTCGTTTCGAGTTATCAACCGACTTAGAATTAATAAGCTCTGTAATACGCTCTTTTAGCTTACCGTTCTCATCAAACAACTCGCGTGTCCGGCTTTCTTGCTTTTCATCTGTTTTAGCTAACTGTTCATCGGTGCCAGATTGTTTGTTAGCTTCAGATTGCTTACTTACCGATCCTGTAGCCTCAGTTTTAGCCTCATCTTTAGTTTTAACTGTTTGCAAGTCTACTACAGCTTTACGAGTCCCGCAGCCAATAGTTAACAAGATGAATAGTATTAGGGCTGTGTATTTCATTTTGATTCTAGATTAATGTCTCCAGTGGTAGTCGTTGCATTAGGGGTATTCATTGTCGCTAATAGTTCATCTTTCTTATTACTCCCCTGGGATGAACCGAAATAGTAACCTAATACGGTAGAGTTCGCCGATACGATAGCAATTATAACTTGTGGGTCTGCTTTTTTCTCAAAGAATGTAATCACAAAGAAGTAACCGAACGAACAGGCTAAAACGAATATTGCCATTAAGCCTTTAAGATTGTCTGCTGCCCATTTCATTTTTTATAAGGTTTTAATCTGCTTAACCATGATTTAAGGAATTGAGATTGATTGCCTTTAGCTATTGAACGGTAAAAAGTCTCTCTTAAGGTATTAAAGCAATTATAAACTTCAGCCGGATCTTCAGCGTTAATAGCCTCTAATGTTTTTGGCCCAATTTTGCCATCTTCAACAATCTTTTTATGCGTTTCATTAAACGCTTGCTCATTATTATAAGCCCACTGTAGAAATTTGGCCGCTCTGCCTGTACCGGAATTGACACCAAAATCATAAACTGTATTAGCCAGCTGCTGATCTTTAATAAGATCAAGCTTATTTACATCCCAAAAATTTTGTTTGTAGAAAGCAGATACCATGAAATGTAAGGGTTCGCTTGTTACTTTAGCGGATCCATTTACCCATTTAGCAAGTGAAAGTTTTTTATCTGATTTTGCGTAATCGGCTTTATACTTATCGATATACTTCCACCCTTCCCATTTAGGCCAATAATTACGAGCTATACCAGCGTATGTTTCGCCCCCAGTATCTGCCGGATTATTTGCGTAACCTCCCTCATTTCGGCCTGTAATTGATTCTGCTATTTCGAACTTAGCCATATAGATTTGTTTTCCACTAAGTTAGGTATTAATTTACTAATTTATAACCCTTATTCAATAAGTGATAAATAAGCCCCGTAAGAGATACCCAAAGAACAGGCGTTAATATGATTATTTCAGTAGTTCTTTTCAGTATCTCCTTACTATACAATAGCCCTGATAACTGAGATATAAGGAATACTAAACAAATCATCGCCGGTACTGACCATATCGCAAGGCGATTTAAACCGAACCACCTGTATAACCAGCATATATACCAGAAGTCCCAAAAGAATAGCGTACGGATGATTATTTTAAGTATTCTGTACTTCATCTTAAGCTTGCATGTAAAGTACATTAAAATGCATGTAAGTAATACCAGAAGTATCATTGTGAAAGCGGAGCATACTATTAATAAGAATTGTTCCATTATACTTTGTCCTCCTTATCTTTATCCTCCGAAAGGAAGTATTTAGTTAAAATTTGCTTTGCTGAGAACTTGCTAATTTTTTCTAACAATCCGTTTAAGGTTTGTATAAGGTAAACCGACATAAAACTACAAAAGATCAAATAAGGCTGTAATCCGATCATAGTAAACAACCACACATTTTTCGTGCCTTGTTCCCAAACGTTCCATGCTAGCCAAGCGATAAATATAGTCGCAAACCCATGAATGGTAATTACTTTTTTGGTTAAAGGAATATCATTGGCCGCCATCATAACCATTCGTAGTCCGAAACCGCATATAATAGAAACTGTACACGCTAATACCTGGGCTAGATCTGCATTATCAAAGCCTGCGAAAAAAGATGCCATTATAAGCAGTTCTATGGCAAATACGTACAACGCTTTGACTACATATCCGACCATGTTATATGTCCCCGTTTTTATCTGAAAAAATAAGTGAAAATATAGCATATCCAAAAGTTATCCCATTGAGTAGAATCACCTGTAAAAGTATGCCACTAATTACAAATGGAGCAAACCTGAAGTTATTAAATGCAATTAAGCCCATAATAAGACATAAGAACAACCCAAATATTTTTCTAAGCTGAATTTCACCTTGTGACTTATCGTTACGGTTTCCCATAAAGACTAAAGGCATAGCAAAGAAAAGCAGTTCGGCGCTGTACCAACATTTAGCGTCGAGTTTGTCGATAATGAAATTATGTGCGCAGTATAAAAACAGATTATGACTGCACACAAAGCAAATAAGGAGTAACGCTGTGATTATAGATCGATTATTCAATTAACCTCCAATCTCAGTTATCCACTCCCATTTACCGTCTCTACATTGCCAATCTCCAGCACCTGGGCCGCCTGGGTTTTTAGGTGTAGGGCCGCAATTTTCGCCAGCAACTTTTAATTTAGTTTTAGACTTTGGTTCTTCTTTCTTTTCTTTTGCCATGATAGATATTCTTAGTTGTGCTAAGATAGTAATAAGTTTTGTAACGTTCATGATACAAAGTTGCAACGCTAAAAATAACTCCCTATACTTGTACCAGAGAGCGTTAGTTTAGTGATCGTAAATACTATGGAGTTAGGTTTTCGTGAATGTAGCCAAGCATAACCGGATGTATGAGGGTTCGAATCCCTTACTTGGCTCAAAGTCCTTGTTAATAACGATGCTGATTTAATTCGATTAGGTACACAGCGATATTAAACAATAGTCAGTAGTTGTAACGCAAGGCAAAATGAACAGATGGCGGAATTGGTAGACGCGCGTATATGCAAAACGATCCCTTCGAGGGTATAGCATAATTAGTAATTACTAAGAAAGTATGAAGGTTCGATCCCTTCTTTGTTCACAATAGTTTAGGTTTAAGGTTGGCGGGTAGGTGTGGTTCCCTACCCGTTTTTAAAAGAGAGAAAAGAAATGGAATACGATTTAGAATACTTTATAGCAAAGTTTGAGGCGATACCAGAAGATAAGTGGTGTACTGGTGTTTTGAGGTCATTGAACAGGAGTTGTGCTTTAGGTCATTGTGGAGCGACAACTTGTAGCCCAACATTTAAAAACCATCCGTTAGAAGTTCAAGAACTTATTAGGATAACCGGTGGATCTAAAGACGGTGTATTACCTATAATAGGTGAGGTTAATGATGGATTTATAGGCGAATTAAAAAGAGGGGATAGCAGCCCAAAACAACGTGTAGTTCACTACCTTAAATCACTACGCACGGTATGACCCAAATAACATTCACCAACGGCACCAAAGTAATCTGCCATCATGCTGTACCGGAAATGCGTTTCGTTCGGTCTAGGACTAATCCAACGTTAGATATAGAGAAGTGCTTTGTAACGTTGCATTTCACAATTAACCGAAAAAAAGAATACGAGGCTAGAGAGATAGCAAGAATTGAAGGAATTAACTTAGAGAACTTGATATGAACCCATTCTTAACCTGCCTGCTTTCAATACTAGCCGTGATCGTGCTAGTCTGGGCCTCACACAAATACACCCGTTACATTAATAACGGCAATGAAAACGATGATGATTTAGATCGGTTTATATGAGATTCAGCCTCGATAGTTTTATTCAATATTGGGGTTACACGCTATTCGGTAAATTTGAAGATAGGGTAATAATAGACCAATCAGTAATAGATAAATACAATAAACTAGAAAACATGAACTTAACTAAAGAAAAACAAGACTGCATTTTTGATGTAGCAAACTTAGAACGTGTATCAATACTTTCGTCGATGATGTCTGCGGGTATGAAATATTGGGGATACGCTAGATTTAAAACAACCGATTGTAAAGCCGAGAAAGAGTTTAATGGCACATCAGTATTAGATGTAAGCAACCAGATCAATACATACTTAAATAGCCTTTAATATGAAAACAATAGTAATTTTAGATAGCCCAAAAATAGGATATATAGATAGTTATATATTTGATCCAATAATAAAAGAAATTTTTTGCATGGTGATAGTACCGAATTATCCAGATATAGAAATGTTTAAAGTTAGCGAAATTAAGGTGGCGGATCTAACGGAGCAAAAAAAATTTAACGATATATTTTTTAATTGAATCAATATGAAAGATCAAACTAAAATCTCCAACTCGAATACTGATATCCAGTACGCAGCTAAAAAATGTGATGTGCCAGCTTATGTAATACATCTGGCTAAACATCAATTGCAGACCAATGACCGTAAAGCGATTTACGAATGGGTGTTAATGAACAAGGGGAAGAAACTAGCGATACAGTTTTAAGATGAATACATTTTATGATTCGGCTTATACAACAATAATTAAAAATATTTATTGCCATAAATGTAAAAATACAATGGTATTTCTTCATCCTGGAAATTATGTTATTGTATATACTGATTCTATTTTTACCTGTTCAAAATGTGGATGGGAAATAAAAACTAAAGATTTGTACAATGAAATGACGAAAGAAGAATTTAACTCAAAATGGTCAGTAAACACGAAAGACTCAGAAGATGAAATTATGCTTAAAGAAATAATCAAAAACAACACAGATTTCTCAATGGGGATTGAGGCTTATACAGATTATGAAGTATCAGAACTAATGGAATCAATTAAAAACTGTATGATTGCTTATTCTAAATATAAAAAGTAATGAAAAATTGGTTATTAAAAGTTGTAATGGTTTGGATTTTAATATATTTAGCATTTTGGCTAGGGAGCGGGTTAAAATATATAACTGACTGGGAAGAATGGGCTAGATATGTTATGGTTTTAGTTATGATACTAAGCTTCATTCCATTATCAATTGATTCAATAGAAAGTGATAAAAACAATAAAAAATGAAACACATAGAAACACAACAAGAAAACTCTTTACAGGTAGTAACAAATGTAAATGAGGTATTGGTTAAAATAACAAAAGAAGGGAAAGTTTACCATAAAGGTAATTTAGTGAAAACTGATGAAGAATATTTATTAGCCTTTAGGGAGATTATTAATATTGTAAAAAACAATTAGCATGGAAATAGAAAGATTTTATATGTCTAAAAACTGCACAATTGTAAACTCAGAGGCTTATTATAATGGGTATTCAAAGGAAATTAACTTTACTAAAAATACTTTGCCAGAATCAATAATAAAATATGGATCAATAGCTGTGTGCGCTTATCTGTTCATATTTCTACTTCAATGCTTAGAATCGGTAATATAATATTAAGGCTATTAGGTTTGATTCTAATAGCCTTTTTTGCTTTGTGCTTGTATCGTTTGTGTGAGTTTCTTTTACTTGCCTTGTATTAACACCGCAGCGTTATTCAACGTACAAGTTCCTAAAGTAATTAGCGAATTACTTAGCTTAATCTCTATCCAAAACCCATTAGCCCTAATACTAGATTCCAAATACAATGGGATCTTTTCTGCTTTATGGTTAACCTGAGTTGCTAGTAAGGTAGCATCTGCCATATCTACATAAGGACTAGCATCATCGGGAAAAGGGAAGTACTTATTAACTCCAGCACCTCCAGCGTTAGGTATAACACAACGGTATTGCAAAGTAGCCTTAACCGTTATTAAATTAGTCGTAGTTGATAAGAACATCGTACAATCGTAGTTTTGATCGTTCTGTTCATAGAACTTAAACAGCTTGCCGGACGAATCCCACCAGACCATATTATTACCGCTTAAAGGATCTTTCCCGAATGTATTAGCGTTAGTAATTGAAGTGCCATTAAAGTCGATCTTCTGCCAACTCGTTGTTATATTCATTGTGCTAGTTCTGTTTACCCTGAGTCTAGGTTGTATTTCGTTGTACATGAGGGGTTAAAATTTAAAGTGTTTCGTTCCGTTTGATTCTAATATAAATGATGCGTTTTGTGTGCTTAATGTAGTATCGGTGTTAGCGTTGTTGATTAACTCAGTTCCATTACCCCTAACAGTAATAGTATTCGCGCTTGCATCTGTTTTAACAATCTTAGTAGTTAATCCTTGATCCGTAGCGGCTAATGGTAATGTAATAGTGAACGGTCCGCCAGAAGCATCAGCATAAATAGTTAATTGCCCATTAGCGCCATATTCCGTGGCTAAAATACTTGAAGTTGTTGTTAGTACTCTGCTTAAGCCTCTATTACTAATTAAGCTGCTTTTGTTTATTATCCTCCAAGTATTAGCCGATGAAGCTAATATCCATAAAGTATCCCCAAAGTAAGGTAATTGAATTGAACTTGTACCGCTTTCAATTAGCACCCCTGAAGCAGGCGTTATAGTTAAAGGGAATGTGCCGTTATTTTTAAATACTTTAATTGTCCCGACAGTGGTAGTGGCATCAACAGCTAATGTTTGAGTTTGCGCAGCAGTCGTATTGGCTTCTATAAACTCATTAGCAAATCCAGGAGTTATACTTGTTGATCCGGTTTTAACGGTATACTTAAATCTATAATCATCTGTAGTTAATTGTCTAGCTGTTTTAACCTCTTTACTTGTAGCATCCCATATTAACATCAAATCAGCAACAACACCGTTGACAGGATTTGTTATTGCCAACTTAGGGGAACTAGCTTTACCGTTGCCATCTACACCCCATAATTCAGTATTACCAGCAGCTTGAATAGAAAATCCATTCCCAGCACCTGCCCCAGTACCACTTAGTCTAATTCGTGCTCTATCAGTGAAGAAGTTTAATTGTACAGATGCAGCTATATTATTTGAGTTAGCTATAATTAGTCCTGCCGCTAAATCCAAAGCTAGGCTACCCGTTAAAGTAGATCGGTCTTGATTAAATTTAGCGAGTTTCGCACTTGCAACTCCAATTATTTCGAGTCCATTAGCAGCCCCGGCACCAGATCCGCCTACTTTTATGTTAGCTTGGTCTGCTGTCCAAGTAAGAAGCGCAGAAGCTGTAAAGTTGTTAGGATTTAAATCTGGATCTGGTTTTTTAATATTAAATGAATTAGTAACAGTTGACGTAGTTAATTGATTTGTTTCTCTAATTTGAAAATCTATATTCTGAGAATCTACAATCCTACTACCAGCAGTCTGCGAGGGGGTGCTAATTGAGTAGTTTGTGGCAAGCCCATAAAACAAAGATTGTTTACACCTGTAGAGATCAAATCCATATCCGTTTCCTGTAGCCCATGTTGTTGTGCCAGTTGAAGTTGTCGCGCCCGGTCTAGAATGTGCGTTATTACCATCAGACAATACGCCTATAAAAGAGTTTTGTTCTGAGTTGGATATATAAAACCCTGAATAATAATTATCCTGACATTCTACACTTGTAATAATACATCTATTACTACTTTCAAAGTAAACTCCAGCAAATGTAGCATCAGTACCAGACTTACCACAAGAAATAATTTTACCTCCTGTTATCCTGGTATTTGCACCACCAAAGTTATAAAACCCGTTTTTGCCACAATTAGATATATCGTTGTTATAAAATCCGTTGTCGGTTGTTGTGTTATAAATACCATGCCCATCGCAGAACTGAATATAGTTATTCCTTACAACGAATATCCAAGCAACAGCAATAGCTTCAATTCCATTTTTAGTGAAATCACCAATAAATAAGTTCTCGATAACTGAAGCGGTACTTTTAGCTCCTGTATTATCTAAATCTGCTGCGATATGAATAGCGCTACCACTTGCGCCTCCTGATCGGTTGCCATTACAGGTAAAGTTAGTTAAGCCGCCTCTAGTGTAATTATAGCAATTAAATAAATCCCCTGTATAACCAGATTTTAGTTTAAACTCTGTTTTCCGTTTGTTTTCACCTATAATTTGAACACCAACTAATAAGGTTATTGTTCTACAAATATAAGTTCCTACAGGTGCAAATAAAGTACCGCCCCCTAACACCGCTAAATCGTTAATAGCTGTATTAATGATATCTGTATAATCTGTAGTTCCATCGCCTTTAACACCCAAAGAATCAAGACTTGTATAGTTTTTATCACCACGTTTAGGTATTGGTTCTATTAAATCATCTTTCCACCAATATTCCTGAGTGATACCATTTATGGTAACTAAAAATGCACGGCCTTTCATTCTTACAGCGCTCGGTATAGCAGTCTTAGCCGCTTCAATACTCGCATAAGGAATTTCTTTCCCAGCTACTACTTCTGCTGCATACCAATCATCTGGGAACTTAGCCGCGTTTACTCGTGTGTTATCAATTGCATTAAATGCCATATTATTAGTTGTTAAATCTTAATCCTAAACCTGTGTAAATAGTGGGGAAATTTCCTAAGTAAGTATCGTAAGCGCCTATATCCGTTTCTGATCCAAATGTCCCTGTTGGCCCTATTGGTGTTTCTTGGTCGTCTGATAAATCTGTTACCGTTAGCTTATTCGGTTGCCCGTCTGGTAAAGCAAGCCAAGGTATAAGGAACGTACTGAAGTTGTAAGGAACTGTAACCGATCCATTGTTGCTAAACTCAACTATAGCCCCTGCATTAATGATAGCCTCAGTTAATGTTATCCCCTCCGCAATTGTTCCGTAACGTGCTTGTAAAAGCCCTGGAGTTGGAGGGGCTGGGGTTGCTTCTATTATTGGTTTACCTATGCCAGTAAAACTTACATTGAAACTATAAGGATTATCCATGTCTGCTGTTTCCTTATAGGACGAGATTCTTACTTTCCCTTCTCTCCTTACGCTATTATCTAAACTTGCCATCCTAGCCCAGAATACTTGTTTTTCAACCATTAAAGAAGCCACCTCATTGAAATTAGCTTTTAATAGTTTCTCACTACTTTTCAGTGCATAAGCATGGCCATCTACATTAAAATCCCATGTAATATAACCTGTAACACTATTTTCAAACCCGCCATCGCATTTATTTCTAAACACAATAGACTCACCTTCCATTTGAAAACCATTGGATGTACCACAAACCAACGGCCTGTAGTTAGCTGTAGTCCCAGAAGCGGCTGTCAAAGGCGTTAAAGTGTCTACAAAAATTATTATGTCCGTTCCGTTATACATATCCCAAATATAATGAATTGTAACAACATTGATACGTTGAAATTTAGGATACAAATCTAACTATGCTTACGTTTGTTATATCAGCAATGAAGCTGTGTTAAATAAAAGAAGAATGAACTTCAAAATCCAAAAACCAAAAAATAAGTTAGTTGTAAAAAACTGCAACATTCTGGTTAGAAAAAATACATTAAAAGGTATTTTAAAAGCTAAAAGCGACTCCGTTATAACGGATGAATTCACCGGTAATTCCATTAGTTTCCACAATGACAACCCCAGAGTATCTTCAAATGAATACATGTTTGTAGCAAGTAAAAAGTCTATGGAGGTTAATCTTGACGGATATGCAATATTTCCTAAAGAGCTTTTAATTTACGAACAGAGAATAGTTTTGGATGAATATTTTAGAATTAAATAATATGGGTACTTTAGAAAAGAAAATACACGATAGAGCAATAGCTATTATTAACTCAAAAGTCAACGCACCTATAGATGTGCTTAAAACAATAGACTCTATTGTTGTCTTTTATACCCCTAAAAAAGATACTGATTTAGAAACTTTTTTATGTTACTATCCAATTGTAACAGGAGAAGGAAGCGGATATGTATCTAGGCTTACTGAGTCATCAAATGACGAATTAATATTTTCTGGAATAATGAAAGCTAATGTTGAATATAAAATTCAAATAAGAGTATTAGCTTTCTCTCACCGATTAACTAACCACAGATCATAATGCAAAACATCGAAGGAACACCAACCGCAACAATCATCTTAGCGTTAATCTTTATAACTGGCATAGCGTTTTTTGCTGGTATTTATTGGAATTATAGCCCTTATTAGATTATGAACGCATTATTTATACATATAGGCTTGTTAATTAGGCATAAAGAAAAGGGTATTATTGAGGTATTGGGTATTCATCCACACTGCGGGGATTATGCTATAACTTATAGTGAAGGCTGGGTTTATTTAAAAAACTGCATAGAGTTATAATTAACTGAAGAACAAATGAATACAGCAAACGGGAAATGAAAAAAGAAGAAATAATAACTAAAATAATCTAATAGATAATGGAAAATATATCAATTAAAAAAGTTAAATTTAATACTGGAGCTGCTGACTTTATTATGTCAACAAAAGACTGGATAGATCAAGGGGGATATAAAGGTTTTTTAAAGGATAATAGTATTTCTAGTTTAGACATACAAGAGGTCGTGAATGATCAAATGACTATAAAAGATTATAATAGCTTAAGCGAGTGGGATGGTTAATTAAATAATTTTATTCGATTAGCTCAGTTAGCTAGAGCGCGTTAGAGGCCACCGGTTCAAGTCCGGTATCGATTAGCCTCTATCATTAATTTGGTAGGGGCTTTTTAATCCCCATAATCCATCTTAAGCGTTTCATTCACTAACACAGCTTCAGTCAACACTTGCGCAAACTTCAATCTAGGTATTCCAGATTTCAAATCGAATGAACCGGATAGGAATATATAAGTACCCTCCAATAGGTCAACACTAAGCAAAGTATTTATATCCAAAGGCTGATCACCGTAATATTCGAAATCTATAATCCTATACGCCCTTTGATGTAATCTTAATTCGGTATTAGCTACGGTACTTAATAATGGTAAATACTCTGTTATACCCGCACGTTTCCATAGCGAACTAAAAGGAGCATCGTTAGGGTTAACTAAAGGAAAGAAATCATTAGTGCTGTTTATACGAATTCCAGAAGTCCTAGTCGGGTTACTATCATCTGAATGCGAAATATCTAGTCTGTCAGGAACGAAAGATTGCTTAGTCAATAACACTTGTAAGTTGCTTTCAGCTATTGCGTTTTTCTCTCTACCTGTCCCAAATCCGGCCGAAATATTTACGTTATTGATGCTTGTTTTAAAGTGAACACCGTTAGCTAGCCCGACTGCAAGTATAGTAATACTCATTAAGTAATCATCCTCTAATGGATCGACTTTAATTTCAATACGCATCTGTTTTAAGAAATCACCAGAATCTTTCTTTATAACATAGGCTTGATTAGTCTGTTTCCATCCATCAGCGGTGTACCAAAATCCATTGCTATTGCTAATGAATACAGATATATAACGGCCTCTACCTGTCCCGCCGTAAGCTATCGACTCAATGGCGTATAAATCAAAAGTAATAGTTGGGAAATCATATTGTCTGATCTGCACTGGAGTAATAGGCTTAATGCCGCCTGTACCACCATTACCTATTTCTATAAAGTAATCTGATGTAGCATAGCCATCTTGATACCTAATCATAGTCGTACCACTTGTGCCTCCTGTCATTTCCCAGCCATCAGGTAACCCGTTAGGCTTAGTAGTCCAAGTATCGAAGTCTCCGTTAAACAAGGCGTTCGATATATACCCGTACTCATAATAAGCCTCTGACTGTTTAAATGCCTTTGCAAATGAAGTATTACCGACAGGTTTTAATAACCTATTCTGACCACCTGCAATTAGTGAATTACCTAAAGTAACATCAGGACTTTCATGACCTCCATCAGGATTGAAGTTATAAGCGAATACATTACCAAGTGATTTCTCCATTACATTCACAATCTGCCATACACCATTGAATTGATGTAACCTTGCAGACCATCGCCTTAATATTGATTCGATCACTGTATAACAATCCATAGCCGTTCCATCATCGTTTAGAAATGGTTCGACGTTAATATAGGATTGACCTAAAGGAGAACGATTATTCCCAACTTGCATTAACGCTTCATAGGTATTCACCCCGACTAGCATATTCAAACTAAGGCCTGTCTTTAAAAGGCACAACCGAATAACTTCCTTATCCGAATAGAAACCTTTATACTTCGTTAAATCATCCCTTTGAAATGGCACGTCTTTAAGTAATCCTAATGCATCCGTAGCCCTAACTGATACATCATAGGGCTTAGAAGCAAACGGCTCAATACAGCTATCGGGGATTAAATATCCAGTCCATTTCCATGCTCCTGAGATTACAACACGCCATTCCTTTTCATCGGCAGTGTACATACTTGATAACTCGAAGTCCCCTTCTGCTTTAATTCTAATCTCGCATTGACTACCGTTAATTGGCGTTAACTTATACTCTCCGTTGTCGGGATAATCAACTACTACAGGGCCATCTTGTTCGCCTGCAAATTGAATAGACACTACAGGGAATATAATACTAGCTACAGGAACGTTTTGGAGAAAAGTAATTATAATGTTATTGCCTAATTTATCGCAGAAACTACCTTGGTACCTTTCTCTATACTCCATTGGTACAGGAATAGGTGGGGTAGGTGGGTCAGGGTCTGGAGTTGGTGAAGCAGTAGAAATAGGGATATAAATAACCTTTGCTATATCAGTACCAACACGACAGCCGCATGAATAAGATCCAGCATCCAAGCTATCAAATGTAACCGTAGTTGCGGTAGTAGTTTCAGTTACAGCAGTACCACCATTCCGAGATATTGAGAATATAAAGTTAGAACCTGGGATACTAGGCGTCTGAGTCGCTGTTAACGTAATTGTTCCGTCATTAGCTGGTATGCTAGTTTCGTTTGTTCCTGATCCTTCTAAAGTAATAGCCATTAGTTAACCCTTCTAAGTGTTGATGATGCTTTCTTGTATATTGTTACTATATCCTGACCTCTGATAACGTTTTCCGCAATGTATACTTGTTCGCCACCGCCAATCATTGATTTCAATTTACTTAATGGCGCTACTACCTCAGGGTTATTTCTTGCCCCTGCATACTCGCCTATTAAAGCGTTTGTAGGGCCAAATACAACTCCACCGTTAGCGAATGCAGTAGGTTGACTATTCTTGCCTTTATTACCACCTTGTGATTTACCAGATGCCAGACTACCAATTGCGCCAGCAGCGATCTGTAAGGCAATACCAGCCGCAATAGCAGCAGCCCCAGCGAATATCCCTGCCCCTGGAATAAGTATCGCAGCATCAAGCTTTGATTTTAATACAGCC